GATGTGTTTCTTGGTTGCTCAACAATCGTCGTTGTTGGCTGCTGTACGGTTGCAGTTGGTGTAAATGTAGGCGTAGGGGTCGGAGTTGGAGTCGGGGTTGGTGTTGGAGTTGGAGTTGGAGTCGGTATGCCAAGCAGATCAAAGTTTGCTTGTGTTGCGTTAGTTGGGTCTAACTCAGTAATCCTGGCCTTTATTTGATCTGGCGTAATACCTGCGGAAAGTAATGACTGAATGTATCCCTGCTTAGTCGCAAGGCTCGCACCAGAGTTCCAAGACAAACCAAATACGTTGTAAGTCGGAGCGGCAGGAGGAGGTGTGTATACGGGTTGTGTATACACAACTTGTTCGCTCTCTTGCTCCTGATTAACAGGCTCTGGCTGTACATAGACAGGTTCTGGCTGCGTGTAGACAGGCTCTTGCTGTACAGGTTGCGGAGGGCTGAACCCATTAGACAGCATCCATGTAATGTCTGACTGTGGAACCCCAGCGCCTACAAGTTCCTCGATAGTCGTTCCTGCCGCATTAAAGGCAGCGATCTTCTGCGAAGGTGTATAACTCGCCCAGGCTGAGGTATAGACTGCTGATGGAATTGCCATGATTTACCCTGGTATCTCGATGTTGGAAGTAATACCCGCGCCGACCTTCATTGCCTTCATCTGAGCCTCGGCCTCGAACTCCATCTTCTTAAGCTCTAGCTCGGCTATGGCCTTCTCTCTTGCAAGCTGAATGTCTGCCATTGCTTTCTGACGCTTGATCTCAATGTCTGCTTGAGCCTGCGCCATCATCATCTGAACCGCAGGATCTGGTCCTTGTTGCTGAGGTTGCGCAAGGGCTTGATCGACCTCTTGCGTGACTGGCTTGAAGAACTCAGCAGAATCCGCAAACCCTGCCGCTTCAACCAGTTTTCCGAGCGTTGCACGATATTGCGAGAGCGACACTAAAGGATTGTTTGGCCCCAGCATCTGGAGCATTTGCTCTTGTTTTGAGAGAACCATTGAAAGCATAGCCATCTTTTGCTCGATGTTGCCTGTCCCAAGACCCACATTCACTGAGACATCGTATTGGTTCGACCACTCTCTCGGATCGTACTGGACGTACTGCCCACGCATCCGAAGGATGACTGCCTTGTCCTGGTACTTGCATAAGAGGTGTAAGAGTCCTTTGAATAAGTCTTTTACACCTGTCTCCGCAAAAACACGAGCGATAAGTTCGATCTTGCCTTGTGATGCTTGCGTGAGAGCCGCAATAGCCGCAGCAGTCACGTTCTGTAGGATGTTGGGGTCTAAACCCTGAGAAGCCTCTGTGAGGCCTGTTCTCTTGGCCTGAACTTGATCTAGGTACTCTAAGAGCGGAAAGGCTTGCTGGCCTACAGGAGGTGTTTGTATGGGAACCAAAGCACCAGGGTTCTTGAGCCTGATAACACCACCAGGTGTAACGCTTAAGAGGTCATCCAGGTTGACCTGACCTTCTACAGCACCCATACGGGTATTGTTCTGAAGGTACATATTGTCCAGCATCTGCCTCGTTACAGTAGTCTTGATAAGCTGGAGATCAACTGTACGATCAGCAGGGCAATCCCCAAAGAAGCGATGAGGTATCGGAATAGGACAGATAGAGTAAAACGGCACATAGTCGGTTTCTTCATTCGCAAGTATCTCGTTTCCAGAGAAGTAAACCTGCCTTAGCTCCGCGATCCCATCTCCGTCATAGTCTGTCTTTAGGTAGCACTCAAAAACCTCAACCGTCTGCATACTCTTGTCGAGACTAGGCTCCATGAAGGGCTGCTCGTCTCGGTTGTATCGAGCGATGTACTCAGCAGAGAACTCTAGATCGTTGTAAACCGGCAGGTTCATGATGATCTCGGCATCGAACCCCATCGCAATCAGGTCAGACCTCGTGATGAGTTTTCTATGCGCGACGAAAGGTGTGTCTCTTACGGTCTTGCCTGCCTTAGAGATCAAGAACTCCTCTGGAGGCACGTTCTCAACCTTAACCTTGCCTGCCTTGGTCTTTCTCATGAGAGCCACGTTATGGACACGCATGATCTGCCCGTCCATCTCTTGCTCTATCGTCTCTTGACCTGCGATCTCCATCGTTCCATCAGACAGAAGCATTGCAAGTTCATCGTCGGTCAGGTTCGCGTACTGCTCCTTCGTAACCGAAATGGAGTCATCCCAGTAAGCCTTGACGATCCCAACTTTCTGAAGGATCGCATCCTTGAACCAATCGTGCATGATCGCAATACCTGGGTTCTGTTTCATCAGCACCCAGTTGCAGTATTCGGTAGCCTGCTCTGCTAATGGCTCATCGCCTGGTCCTACAGGCTCGAACACACCGATCTGATCCGCAGAGGTAAAGAGACGCATGAGAGGCGGCAGCATCCCGTCTACAGCCTCTGCGACCTCACCCGTGACAATCTGAGACCTGCCCTCGACCTCGTTACCGTAGGGGTCCCTCATATACGCGGTGAGTGCGTTCTTGCGTTGCTCGACGGTCTCTGTCTCTAAGAAACCAATGGCGTTGTCGATCTCGCCTTGTAGGATTGCTTTTAGCCGACCATCATCCATTTAGACCACCCAAGATACGTTAGGTTTCAGAGGCTTGGACCAACTTGTTGTCTCATTCATCCCGACCGCTAAATACCGAAATGCGTCTGCTGCGTGAGATGCCCAATCGTGAAGAGGCTTATCCCAGTAGACTTGACGCTTATCATCGTATTGTCTCCGATAATTGCGTAGCGCGTCCACACCGCGCTTAGTCTTAGGGTCGAACCAACAGTAAGGAATAAGCCTTCTCACGGCCTGTATCCCATCGTCCACGCCCATCCTTGGCACGATTGTGATGTTTAGCCCTGCCTCTTGTAGAAGTTCGAGCCTTGATCTACCTGAGCCTAATTCTCTGACTTGTACGTCATGCGGAAGTAACTGCTCTGCAAGCTCGTAGTTGTTCGTCCTGAGCCAGTTCACATACCAATCTAACCCCTGCCCGTGGTTCTCAACGAAGTCAATAAGCCTTGTTTCTAAACCTACCCTCTGGCAAACCCAGATCGCAGTGGAGTCGCCTATCCCTAAGTCCCAGGCGCAATAAGTCTTGGCTATTCCATCCCTTGGGATCTCTCCGAATCGCTCAGACGGTAACTCATTAAGAATTTGTCCGTAGTAAGCACCTTCGATAGCCGAGTCGAAGGAACACTCAAACTCTTGCAGGTACTTATCGTCTCCCATCTCTGACCTAGCGGCATCGAGTTCAGATTGAGGGATAAGACCTGTTTCTGACGCTCTGAACTCAAGCATGGCCCAATCGTTATGCTCTGCTGCATGGTCTCTCAGGGTCTTGAAGTGATTTGCGCCTTTTGGGGTTCCAAGGAATAAGGCCCATCCCATCCTATCGGACAAGGCTGGACGAACCACCTCCGACCAGATACGCGGGTCTTGATCGCCAAATTCGTCGAATACAACGCCATCGAAATACTGTCCTCGCAGAGAGTCTGGGTTATCAGATCCTGCAAGCTGAATCCTTCTGCCCCAGAAATCAACCCTAAGTTCCGCAATATTCGCAGTGGCGTTGAGGGGTTGGGTAAACTTGAGGAGGTAATCCCAGATAACTCGTTTGGTCTGAGAGTAGGTAGGACCGATGAACGCATATCTCGGAGCCTCCTTGTTGTTTTCTATCGCTGCTCTGATGAGATGGTTGATCGCAGATACGGATTTTCCACATCTTCTGTGCGCGACAACAACAGCAAATCGCTTATCTGATAGCGCATTGTGGATCTTTAGCTGCTGCTCCCTTGGCGCATACGGTATGACTATTCGGGTTGCGCCCATGACACTTGCATTTGGACAGGTTGACCGTCAGTTCCCGTTACCTCTGTTCGCGCTAATTTAGGTATGTGGTACTCGATTGCTCTCAGGTAGATGTCGCAAGCCTTCTCTGGGCTCTTCTGAGCTACTTCATCTAGCCACATTGCGAACCTCGGAGCGTTCATCTCAGCCATTTTCGCAATAGCTTCCCTCACCGCAGCAGTGCTTTTGTTAGGTACTCCTTTCTGCCTTCCTATACCAGCAGCAGGAGGTACTCTCTTTTCACCATCATTCAGCACTTTGTTGTCCATTCGTTGTTTGTTTGCAACAGATTACTTTGCCTTATTTCTACTAGAAATAGCCTTAGCCTTTGCCTTAGCATCAGCCTTAGAACTTGCGCCCCACGCCTTTAGGCTCAGAAGAAGTCTGGTAGGGCTTCCATCGGGTTTTCTCTCTGGGCCTGGCATATTCCCCATTCGCGCAAGAAAAGACGCTCTACGCGGGTTATCGCCTGACTTAACAGGAGCCTTCAGATCAGACCCAGGATTCTCACGCTCGTAAGACTTCCGGCCCTTTTCGTTAAGACCACCTTTGGCGTTCTTACCTGCCTTACGAGTCCAGGCGGCAGTCATTTTTTAGCCGTTTTAGCTGATTCTTTGAAAGCCTTAGCCGTTGGCGCACCAGGACTGCCAGGCTTACGCATCTTCTCTGGAGTCTTGCCAGCAGCCTTTTGCTTAGCTATGCGTTCACGCTTGGCGTGGATATTTGCGTATAAGCCTTTCATTTCTTCTTGACCTTAGCTTCAGAAAGCGCAA